TTAAAGTCTATTCGTACGAACATTTATTATCAAACCACCATTTTTGTCGATGGTTTTAGATATGCTTGTTGTTTTCCAGGTGTGGTCACTAATCTCAGAGCGCCAACCTATTGGAGTTATGTGACCTGTAGAGAATGCCTTAACTAGTTCTCTACGCTCAGAGGTTGTAAAGCTAAAGGTGTCATTGCTGGAGGATTTCGCTTGCGCTCGTGCATTACAAGCTTGCTGAGCTTCTTCTTTACTCGGGTAAGTGTACGCAATTTGAAAAACTGCTGAACCAGCTCCTGCTCGTACCATTCCCTTTTCGCCTGTCTGAACATCTTGCCACTTGGCTTCAACAACAGATGATTCTTCCCTGGTTGAAGAGCTGAAGCTGTAATCTGATACTTCGCTTTTGAGAATGGACTGTTTAAAGCCTTTGGTGCCTTTAGCATTCTTACCTTCACCTTCTTTTAAAATCATCCAGTTATCATTGGATACCTTACTGATTAACCCAAACTGCTTGGCTATGCGCGTCATCAATGCCATGTCTGATTCAGCTGTCTGGTCCACATGCTCAAGAACCTGAGCGCCTAACTCATCATTAACCAAAGGTGTTAGGCTGTTGCGCTTGGCTACGATATGAAGAAGGTCAGCTAAAGTAATGGACTCCCACATCTGGGTTCGTTGGGTTTGAATGTTTTCTGGTGCACTCGAACCTCCCATTGGTATAGAGGTACCTGAGATGGTAATTTTTTCTGGGAAGCCACTCTCAGAAAAGTTACTGATAGTGAAAGTACCTTGAGGATAAAGCGTATCTTCAAAGCCTAAGGCTATTTGAAGCTTTGCTTTTTTAGTCGGCAGTTTCTTTATCTTGGTGCCATCCAAAGTGATCGTAACAGTATCAGCTTCTCCTCCTTCGTTGTCCGTAATCGTTATTGAAAGGAAGGATGTTTTTATACTGTTCGTGATGTCCTGGTCATTCGCTTTGATGCGATATGCCGGGGCGTAATTTACTCGCCCCATAACGTATCCGAATCATCTTCAACGGGCGGTTCGTAATCAGGAAAAACGATAGTTAATCCACCTGGTAATACTGCCCCATACTCCCCAAGGTGATGATTGGCATCAAGCACAGTAGGGACCGCTTTTTCTGTTCCAAATTCCTCAAAGCAAAGGAGATCAAGCACATCGCCGTCTTTAGTTAGATAAGGTTTTCCCATAAAAAATAAGATCCATCGTAAAGTCTTGTTTCTTGGCCAAACCAGCCTGCATAAATTTACTTTTACTATCCTGAAGCTTAGTGAGACACCAGTACCCCATGACATCGCCGGTGCCCGATATCAATAATTGCGGTTTGCCTAAATTAGCCTGGTAAACCACCTTATCAATTTGCCCTGTTCCAACTTTCTCAAAATGGGTAAAAATTACCCCTTTCAAGTTAGCTTTAGGGTTTTCTTGACCTGTATATTGCAGCGAATCAGTTTGGCCGAATCGTTTCTGACTTGCCCAAACCCACCCATATGTCGTGGTAAACTGCTGATAGGCCAACGTATCAATGGAGAACTTAATGTCTCCCCACATCATCATGATCCTTTCCATTTTTTACCCTATGTTGGTGTCATACATCGCAGCTTCTTGTTTGCTCGATAGTTGATTCGCCACCTCTCCGCCTATTTCTTGATTGCTCTGCCCTGGTTGAGTGACGATCTCAATTTTCTCAACGTTTTGATGGACGGTGTTTCCTTTACCTGCAGGTGCAGTCTCTGAATCAATCTCACTGACTCTTGCGGCTAAGTTGCCATAACCATAGCCTTGATAGGCAGGTGCACTTTGCTGTCTATAAGCAGCGTATCCTGTGGTTTTCGGTGCAGGTTTCTTTTCATCGTCATCCCAGGTGAAAGCATCTTTCACTGACATAGCAACATCAACCAAGCCTTCCCACATGCCGTAAATCCAATCAAAGAAAGGCTTAGCCCACTCTTCAATCTCTTCCCAGTTCTGATAAAGCGCGACACCTGCAGCAACTAAGGCTCCAACGGCCACCGCTACAGCGCCAATCGGGTTTGCGGCCATAACGGCATTCACACCTAGCATGGTGGTCTTCACTATGCCCAATGTTTTTACCATGCTCATGAGTAGCATACCCATGGTACCCACGGCCATCACCCCCTTACCTGCCATCATTCCGATGACGAGACTCATGACCGTATCCCAGCCACCTATCGACTGAGCCAAGCCGTCTACGTAGCCGCCTAAGTCCACAAGAGCACCACCAAAGGCAATAGATCCTTCAACGGCTGATTTCAGAAAACTAACGATCTCGGCTTTGTGCTCTCTGGCAAAAGCACTCACACGCAGCGCCAAGTCATCAACAACTGGAGCGACTTCACCACCCACAACACCTGCTACCTCTTGCCAAGAAGAAGTCATGGCCGTGGTTAATGCGGTGTAGGAAGTATTGTAAGCCGTTGCACCATCAGCACCCTCTTGGGTGAGGTTGTTGATCTTTTTCTGCTTATCAAAGATTGAATCTAGGCTTTTGCCGCTGTTCTTGAGGTAAGTGACAATCTTCGCGCCTTCACCACCAAAAAGCATGTCAGCCAAACTGGAAGCCTGCTGGATATCTCCAACCGCCTCTAAGCGCCTCATGATGAACTCAAATTGCTCAACCGCTGACATGCCTTCAAGCATTGCAGCATCCACGCCAAGTGCGCCAAAGACATCTGAAACCGTCCCTTGTTCACCTAAGCTTTTAAACTCACCAAACTTGTTACTAAGCTCTTCAACCAGATCACCGGTATTCTCAGCATTCAGACCAGCACCTGCAGCAACTGCGCCCCAAGCAGTAAATTCTTGGATACTCATTCCGTAAGATTTCGCTAACGCATTCTGCTCTGCTGTCGCCTGGTTGGTCACTGTGGTGAGCGTAACGACACCTGCAGCAAGACCACCAACCGCGGCGGTAGTAGCCGCTGCAGCTTTGGCACCTGTAACTAAACTAGCGGAAAAGTTACGGGCTGAAGCAAAACCTTCAGCACTTTTAGTCGCATCCGCTATTTCAGCATCAAGCTCTTTATAGCGCCTAGTCAGCAAAGACACATCCGCACCGGCTAACTTCGCCTGCTTAATCTGTTTGTTAAGCTGCTTCTGCTCTTTTTCTAACGTTTTGACTTGCTTAGTCGCTTTCCCTAACTCTTTATCAACAACTCCACCCATCTGGGAAAAAGAGCTATCAACCGTGCCACCTAATGTGACGACCGTTTTTAAGTTTTGAACTGCACTCATCACTTACTCTTTTTGGGGATCATTTCGATAAAACGGTTGAAGCGAACGAGGTCAAGATTTTCAATCTCGGTCAGTGTCCAACCCGTCATGGAGGAAAGTTTGAAGATGACGCTATCTAGGTCTCGCTCGTCGTAACTGAGCAAGGCTGTGATAACTCCATGTAGGCGCTTGAACACTTTGTGTAATCACCATTATCCATCGCATAGAATAGATCCACGGGAACATCACAAAGCATCGAAAACATTTCGACATCACGGTCAAAGTTATCATAAAACTCTTTCGAGCCTTGCTTAACCTTCGGCTGATGAGCCGTACCACACTTACCTTTTAGCTTTATTTGGTCACGAACCTTCGGACGGCGCATGACCAATTCCGTAATTTGTTCCCCGTTGTGCTCATAAGGAAAAGCTAAGCGAATTTTTTCTTCTGTTTTGAATTTTTGTGTCTCAGACATAACGTTCTCGCATTAAAAAAGGCTGCTCAGATAACTAAGCAGCCCATTGAATTATAAAAGAGGAATTATTTACCTAACGCTTTACGCGCAGCAGCCAACTGATCAACACCATCAATCTTACGAATCATGTTCTTAGGATCGATTTCATGAATGTCTTCACCATTAACCTCATAGCGGTAATAGCTCAACTTCATCTCATAGGTGTAAGGGGCGCTTGAATTGGGTGAGTAGGTACCTCGGTCAATCTTGGTTAAGATACCGCGGTACTCTTCAATCACCTCTTTGGTGTCGCCCGATTCATCGTCCATAAGCAGGCCACGAACAAAGACAGTGACTTTCTTTCCTGGAATAAGGCCAAATAGGCGCAATGTGTCCGTATCTTCACCCATCGTCCATGATGTCGAGATTGGGTTCATGCCCATATCCATTGGAATCGGCATATCCATACCACCTGACACAAAGTCCTCTGTGATAACCTCAAGAACTGGCGGCGTGTGGTCTACGATAGCACCAACTTTGTCACGGCCAGCAATGTAAAGACCGTACTTTTTACGTACCCAATTAGACATTCGAAATTACCTCTTCTAAATAACCCATATTGAGACGAGAGCGGAAAATCAAGTGCTCCATTGGGTAGTAAACGCCATAATCAAAATCAAAGTAGACAATACCTTTAGACATGGTTTCTGGTGTGTTGAGTTCTTTATCAAGCCACGCATCACCTCCAGGAATAACGCCTTCATAACGCAGCTGCGCCATGTACGACTTAACCCCCGAGATAACATCTTGCAGGTACTGTGTGGTACCAGGCATATCGACCGCCCAAAGGTGTGCTGATTCAATGCTGTCATTGATCATGTCTGCCACACGGCGAACACATTCAAAGGTCCATTTCGGATCGGTTGCACAGCTTCGGTTACCCCAGAAACGATAACCGCCTTCACGAATCACCGTGCTGACCTTGTTCTGGTTAAGCACGTTGGCCACACAGTTTTCGTCACTCAGTTCCCATTCAACTGGAACCCAGGTACCCACTACGTTGTAAATCTCTTGGTTGGACTTCGACCAGTGCACCCCCTTTTCTGCATCGATGCGAGCACGAAGACCTGCAGCAAACTCTGAGGTTGGACGAGGCACTTCTTGGTTAAGGTCGGTATCGTGTACCTTCATCATTGGCCACTGCACTTCCACACGGCCACCAAACGACTTAGCGCGCTTCATTGCATCAATGTAGGTGGCTGTCTGCTCACAATCGACATAAGCAAAACCACGTAAACGGGCGGCTTGGCTTTCGAGTGCTTTGGCTACCCCATCAATGTGAGAAAACCGCGGTGCAATCAAAATACGCGGTTTGTATTGAGTTTCTGCTTTCGCTTCAGAGAATTTGTTAATGGCTTCAATGATGTTTGAGCCGGCTTTCTCTGGTGCGGTGATTTTCTTCGCACGTACAGCGACGACTAAAGCTCCAGTCTGGTCCATGATACTTCTCATTGACTTATAAGCCTCTGAGGTCACACCAAGACCTTTAGCTTGACTCAGTCTACCTGTAATAAGAACAGGTTTTAGCTCTGGAAACGGCTCGTCTAAACCACCTTCAAGGAAGCTCTTATTGAAGATGTCTGGAATACCTGCATCTTCTTCATCGGTTGTGGTGGTACAAAGCACCAAAGCTTTCGCTTCATTACTGCCTTCAATTAAGGCGGGAATATCAGTAACTTTTGTGGTCGGTAGGGTGTTGGCATCAGTGGCTAACGTAATTGTGATCGCTTTACCAAGTACAGCGACACTTGCCGCTGCGTCTGCATCAGTAGCTGATTGAATGGTTATGTTGATAGCATTGCCATCTTTACCAGCAGCTACTGCAGTAAACATGAGGTCATCCCCCAGAACTGTAGCACCAACCGCTAAAGTCGCCTTTGTTGCTGGACTTGCATCATCAGATTCAAGCGCAATGCCAATCACCGACATTTTGGTCGATGTGATAGCACGAACGCCGTCGTCCATTTCAATCACCTCTGAGCCATGTAACCATTTAGGCATAAGGTTCTCCGTAAAATTTAGGCAAAAGAAAACCCAGCGCAATGGCTGGGTTGGTGGGATTGTTTAATTATTCAGTGGGAGGTTCTGGCCACGGGTTTTCGGTTTGGATTGTCTCGCGTTCTTGAACAGCTAAGTCCATCAAGCGAGTATATTCGCTTTGGTCGCCCATGTGCTTTTTGATTTCAGCTTCCTCTAAATAAGGTCTAACACGTTGGGTGTATTCAGATTGACGTTTATCATCCACAGCTTTGTATTGCTCTTGATAGACATCTTTTTCGGTTTTCAAGCGCCATGCTGAACCATCTTTAATAAGCACATCAGAATAACCACACTCTATTTCCTGCCAAGTCTCATCATGCTGCTCGATATGCTTAACACCGACTGCATCAATGTAAAATCGAGAATAATCCGCCGCATCAACGAGAGCACCGTCAACCACTCGAAGGCGATCTAATGACAGCGCATTTGTTAAACTGTCAGGCACGGTTAACAAGTTAGGCATTGAGCCAGACGCCAAATTAGGAATATCACTATCCGACTGAACTTGTACGGTTATCATGCTCTTACCTCTTGCTTAAATCGAACACCTAATTGACCACCCGTCCAACTGGAGTTGTTATCGAGAGCTCGATATTTATGATGCACCGTATATCGATTGAGATTCACCAACAGAACATCAAATCCAGTAACACTTTCACGGGCTGAGTAATCCCATTGCTCTAAACCTGGCAACGAGTGAGCATTTATACCAATCACTAAACCTTCAACTTGAACAGGAGTTCTCGACCAGTTGTAGGTAAATAGACGTACGGGGTGAACAGGGTTAGTGTTCGATCCGGTCATTTGTGTCTTTGCGTACAATTCAGGCTTATTAATGAGAGGGGTTAGCGTCCCTGTTTCAATCTTGGCAAGCAGCACATCGTCATAGGTACTATCAAAACTTGGGTCAGTTTCTGCCTTTGACGTTGGGTTGTAAGCCAAATCAGACAAATCTTTAAGCTCAAGACCGTTAGCTTCCGTAAATCTCAAGTGATAGGTTTTAGCCAAATTAATTTCAAAAGTTCTCACCTCAAAGTCAGTAGTATCAAAATCTTTCCACCCATACATCCGAATGATCTGACCATTCGCAATTGTTAAGGTAGTTCCATATAAAGATAAATCTAACTGACCGTTTACAGTAATCACTTCAGGGAACACTGGCAGCTTTGACATCGCAGAAACAAACCTACTCTGCTCTTTGTTAAAGTTTTCCTTCAACATATACTGAGGGTGAGGGTCTTGCCCTGCTTGCTTAGCTTGATCAACATGCTCTTCCTGCCACTTTTTAAGTGCTTTCGTCCGATTACCTAACTGACGGTGAGGTGTGTTATCAATACCATTGGGACCACCTTTCACCGGGTCGGTCTCTTCCAGCTGGTAAATTTCATTTTCCCAGGTTTCTTTCTCTTCTAATGCAGCCATTTACGCCACCCCTCGTGTGTAAGAACCATCTCTCGGCATCTCACCATTGTATAAAAATCGTGCCTGCTCAAAGTGCAGACCTTTTAATTCACACTCCAACGGAGCAACGACATTCAACATTCTGGTTACCTGGTTGGACTGCTCAATAGTGATTGGCCGCTGCAAATAAACGCGGTACCAACCTTCAGCATCTTCATGGCCATAATAGAAATGGCCATTGCGCGTTCGGCTGCCATCTCGCTTGTTGATATTGAGTCCTTCCATCAAGATAACTTCTTGATAGCCTGCGTTTTTAAGCACCAGACGAACGGAGGCTGGTGTGCCTTTCAAGCTATGAACAAGATAGGCGTCAACCAAGGTCTGCCGCTTAAACTCTTCTGGCCAGCGTTCATCCCATTCATCCACATCAAAGGTAATCGCTAGGACATAAAGCAGCTCTACAGGACACTCTTTCGGGTTCCATAAGTACCGAATAGGCGAACTCATGTCCGACTTAGTCACTTGCTCTAGTGCTTTCTCGTAACCAGTAGAACCTGGAGGAAGTAAACTCATTGGGTCACCTCCTCTTTAGCCTTGCTCACTGTTAAAGCCGTACAGTAAGGCGCGGAAAACGGGTCACAGACGATTGGCTCAAAGCCGTTAAGGTCCACATCATCCACCCCTTCCACTTTCAGCGCTTTGTAGAGAGCCGCATGAGATACCTTGCCACCAATCTTATGCGCCTTATCTAGCTCTGCTTTAGTGTTCGCTAGTGCGGTTTTCAGCACGGTGTCTTCAACATGGCCAGAAAGGATGTACAGCTTTGGGTGAAGCTCAAACTCTTGAATGTTGGCTGCTACGCCATGAGGCGTAACACAAAGCGGTCTCACATCCTCTCTTTCAAAATGAGTCTGTACCGTACTTCGCGTTGCCTCGGTCGGGGTACCGTTGCCTTCATGAGAAAGCAGCACAATCTTGACGTTACGCCCATCCATTCGATGAGGCTTGGCATCCTTGATAAAGGGAGAGGCTGAGCGAGCATGATAGACATAAGACTTAGGAGCGCCTGCCGTAGACAAACCATGCCAGGACAACACGCAGCGCCCTGCCAGTGAATCATCACTCTCCATGACAGGTTCAATCGGTGGATTAACCGTATCATCACCTTCTTGGATGATCTCTCGCTTTAACCCAAAGAACGCCGCGGTACCTTCTAAATCCTTCTTTTTTGACCAGGGAATCATGACGGATAAGGCGGCATCATTAACACGTTGACGCTGGATCACTTCATCATATGCAGACAGCTCTAAGTGCTTCATGGATGGATCGGATTCGACTTCCGCATTCCAATCAGGGTAAAACTCCTTAAACTTGGCCTTCTTTTGTTGAAAGATAGCCTCAACATCAAGCTTCTCTTTGACTTCTGGCGGTGGAAGGTTACGAAAATCATAAGTACTCATAGGATCTTAATTCCTTCCAGTTTGATAGGTTCACCCGTTGGCAAGTAATTCCCTTCCACATCCACCATGACCTGAGCCTTACCATCTTCAAAAGCGTGGTAAGTCGCTACTCTGGTCACTTCAATGCGAGATTCCCAACGGTCAAGCGCTTCACCTGTTGCGGCAATCACATCTAGTCTTAAGTCTGGACTCCAAGGCGCATCAATCAGCCTTGGCAGTTTGCTGCCATAGGTTCTTCGGATCACCCGGGAACCTATTGGTGTATTGAGAATGTCTGCAACGCTCTGCTTTAAATGGTCAAGGCCCGAGAGTGGCCTGCCAGTCACTCGGTTTGTGCCACTTAGCATGATTCACCTCATCTGTTTATCAGGTGTTGGGTCATTAAGATTGTGCCTATGGCCGTTGTAGATGGTTCGGATTGCCTGCATCGTGCCAGTAGCATCTGTTACGGTCTCGCCTGTGACTGTAGCCATAGATGTGATGTTTGAGCTTACGGTCAATGCACCGGTTCGGTCTGTATCACCAAACTGAACCATGTTACCGTTATGGAGATAATCACCGTTATGGACGATATCGATATTCAGCGTCAGCGTGTCACCGTTAATCTCTGCAGTGCCGGCTAAAAGGTTTATGGCCAAGTGATGAAGGAAACGGTCATAACTAAAATTTGTACCATCATCAAACAGATATTTATGAACATTAGGATTAACGTCTGCAGCTGGATTGACCATGTTGTTTAAGCCCAGAACGGCAACACCAAGACGGAGGTCACCACCAGGCGAGAACAACATACAGCTCTCTCCCACTTTCGGTGGGTTCCATTTGATTACATGCCCTGCGCGCTCTTCAAAATAACGAAGCCAGCACGTATGTACTGGCTTGCCATTATCGTCTTTGTCATATTCGACCTTCACCCGCGGTGGGTCATACTGGACCGCGTGAATTCGTCCTTCCCGGATACAGTTCGCTAATCGCCGCTGAATCTGTGAGACTTCGTAGAGTAGATCAACTGCCATCACTTAACCTCTGGCTCTGGATATACCTGCTCATAATCATCTTTATGAGCATTGCCCACGTTAGGGGTGTAACCAACCATGCGCTTAGCGGTTGGGTCGAATATTTCAGCAAGAAGCGCGCCTTCAATAGCACCTACTTCAACTTCATGCGTATAACGCACTGACCAAACCACATAATCATCAAGCTCAGGATTAAAAGCATCCTCTTCTGAGGAAGTCACTTGAGAGCCTTTCGTTTTCAAGCCAAATCTTTGATCATCTAGCTCATAGTTGAGCAGCATGGCAGCATTACGAATCTCTTTCTGAACTGCCTCTCGGCTCATGTCCATAACCAAAAGCACCTGACAATCTAACTCATAGGTTTTCTGGCCATTGGTTTTCTGGTTCTCTGCCTTAGACCAGTTCGGAATGCCAAAGAAAATGGCTGGAGTTTGAAAACCTGCTTCTAGCTCTGGGTAAGCCGCTACGGTTTTTATCCAGGTCAACTTTTCATTCGACTTAAACCAGTTCACCACGGCATCATGGTATTCATCTAAAGTGATACTTTGGCTCATGATTTCCAACCGTTTTTATTAAGACCCATACGAACACGGCCTTTAATGTCGGCTTCGTAGTGGTGTAAAAAAATCTCAGGGACTTGGCTGAAGATATCATCTTCAATCACCTCTGAAAGTTCATCCGAAATAGACACCCTAGCCTCTTTCACTGGGTAACTTTTCTTGGTCGTTCGAGTAAAGATAGAGCGGCGTCCATAACGCTTGGCCACAAAACCTTCTTTGTAGCGCTGAGCTTTCGCTGCACCTCTTGGGGTGAAGGTGGCGCCTTGTGGGCTTTTCTTTGTGCCTACTCTTTGCACTCGACCTTTAAGGTGACCAACGGGTATATCATTCAAACCAAACCACAGTTTTAACTCATCAAGCTTTCTCTGCTTGCTGGGTGATTTGATTCGAAACTGTTGGAGTCTCTTTCGGATGAGCTTTGCATTTTTTACCTGCAGAGCATCTCTGTATTTTTTCGCGGTCAACTTTTTCAAGGTGACACTCGTGCGGCTTATGGCTCGGTTATAAGCCGCACGCATTTGAGCTTCCGTTGCTCCATGAATCATGCGGATGGCATCAAGCTCTTCAACATCAATATCGAAGATTAAGTTTTGACTTGGATTGCTCATCGTTGCTTTGTCCCAGGATTAACTTTGCCATCCCTGTTCCATCTTTCTCTGGTGGTTTCACCAACTTCCATTGCTGGCCATCTACAGAGATAATGCTTTTCGCCTTCAAATGAACCGTATCACTGGCTTTACAGGTCACAGTTGGTGTGCTCGCACCGATATAGCCACCGCCAGAAACCTCGGCTAAGGCTGCTGGATTAGCGAAAATACCGTTAAATGTATGCGTCTCACCTTCGTGTTCATACGTCACTTGGTGGCCAAAATCTTGGGTATTGAAGAAGACATCAAAGTCATCGTTACCGATCACTCGTCTTCTTCCTCTTCTTCATCTTCTGGACCAAAGATTGCGTCTAAATCATCACTCTCAGACTCGGGTTTCTTAAGTTCAAACGTTGGCTTAGTCGACAAATCGACAAGAACACCTTGCTTATTGGACAAGATGATCTTCGCATCTTTGCTATCAACTTCGACAATCGTTGGTTCATTGTCAGTACCAGGGAAAACTGAGTTGCCTTGAATCATCACACCTGCAGTGATTCTTACTTTTTTATTCGCCATGAATATTCTCCTAAATAAAAAGGCCGCCTGAGCGACCTTTATTTGATTGTGAACGTTGATTAAGCCGCTGGTACTTTACCGTAACCAAACGCCGCGCCGTGACGAACTGCCACATCTGCATCCTGGAATGCACGTAGAACGGTACCACCACTGGCCGCTTTGGTTGACTTATCAATCATGAGATCTAGAGCGCCCCACATACCCACTAATGCCTGGCTAAAATCACCGTGAAGAATTGCTTTCTGCTCAAGTTGAGTCGATACCACGCCCGGGTAACCATTCACTTGATTGCCTTCCCATAGATACTTAGCAGTGCCTGCTGACTTCTCAGTCACTTTTAGTGCGCCACGCATCGAAGGACGCATTGCGTAAGCCATGTTTGCAGAAAGCGCATTTGATTCAGCAACCGCGGTTTCAAAGTCCACAATGGTCTTCCAATCAAAACCGCCTGCTGGCACTTGGATAGCATGAACCCCTGTTTGGTTCTTAATGCCTAGCGGCTCTGCGCCAGTACCCGTACCCAAGAACACCGCGCGGTCGATACCTAAGCCGATACCCTGAAGCAGCTCATCACGAATGATCATGTCAATATCTGGAGTAGACTGCTGAAGAATACGGCGCGTCATTGGCACCGCGCCGGCAATGGTTTTTGGTGACATCTTCACCATACCAAGGCCAATAGCAGAATCCGTTACGTCTTCGTCTTCATCAATCCAGTAGAAGGATGCGCCTGACATCATCTTAGGAATGTCTACGTTACCCACAAGGCCCGTAGCAAAGCGAACACCTAACTGAGAAGCAATAGAGTGAGGGCGAAGCATATCAATGAATTGATTGCTCCAAAGCTCCGTTGCGACTAGCTCACCGCCCACACCATCGGCGGTAGACTGTTTATTACGTTGGCCAAGTTGAGAAAGCACTTCGTAGTTCACATAGAAACCACGAGCGTCCTTACCCATCTTATCAGCCAGGGCCATTGACACTTCACGCTCAAAGCCTGCATTTTTCCACTTACCAGACGCACTGGCTCGCACTGCACGAACTAGGCTGTAACTGCGAACGTCGCTTTCAGTTAAACCAAGATCCATGTCGGTGCCAGTTGGAGTCACCTGCTTATTTCGAACCGCGGTTAACACTTGCTCGCGAAAAGCATCTGTTTGAGTTCCTTCACGGATGGCTGTTTGTGCTTCTTTCTCTAGACCAAATTGCTGGCCCATCTCGTGAATATCCGCACATCGCTGCTGCTCATTCTTTCGAATGCCTGCAGCATCAAGCTGTTTTGGTGATGGGGTTTCGTGGCCACGCTCACCATTTTCTACTGGCGGCGTAACTGTAGTGTTATCACCGTCTTTTTTAGGGGCTGCTTTATCACCCATATCAATTCCTCTTAACTGTACATTAAAGATTTTTGGTTCAATGGTGTCGACCTTATTTCGGCCCATACCTACCGTTTGGTCTGCAGGAACAGACACGGAAGAAACCTCATAAGGTTGCCACTTGGTGACGCGGAACCAGTCACGTTCATTTTCATCACGCTTGATGTGAATGATCTCTTGAATGTCGTAACCGACACTTATATGAGTTCGGATGCCATCAACCATGTCTTGAAGAAGCTCTTCGCCGCGTTTGTTCTTAGATAAACGAACAACCGCACGGCCCTTCTTCTTATCAATAAAAGCTTCCTTAATCGCCCCACGTTGATCTCGTGGGTTATGATCCATTAGGTATGCCCCGTTGTTATTCAGAAGTGATAAATCACACTCCCCTGGTTCATGGCCTAAGATTTCGTAACCAAACCAACGTTCAACGGGGTGTTCACTGGAAAAACTCAGCTCAATGGTGCGCTCATCAACATTGATGGCCTCACGCTTCAGCGTTAGGGTTCGCTCCATTGGCTTCAGCTCCAGCTTCAGTTTCTGGGCTGGATTGCTCATTGGTTACCTCTTTCGGTTGGTTAGGTTTCTTTGGGCCGTGAGCTTTCTCTCTGGCTGTGGCAAGCAGTGTTTCAAACTCAACGATGTCTGCTACAACGTCCTCAGGGTCATCCCCTCGGTCTCGGATGATCTGCATTGGTGAACGGGTTTTGTTCTTCAGACCTTCCGTATTCGCTTTTTCGTCTTTGAGTGGGTCTACCCAATCCCAACGACGACCTTGGAATTTATGCTTATTGAGACGGTCGTATTCACTGAAGGCTAATTTGGCAAGCTTGCCCATGAGCATGGACATTTTGAGTAAGCGCGGAGCAACCTGATCACAAAGAGATTGACGCATCCAACGCTGTTTCTTCTTCCAGCTGTCTCGGTCTTCAAGAACCGCATGACGAAGACTGGAGAAGTTAACGCCCTCCAAGTCATTGGCTAAAGTGTTGTAGTTCACATCAAGGCCACTGGCTGCGCCTCGTTTGCCTTCTTTCATGAACGCGCCAAAGTTTGAGCCTGGATGAGTAAAGTTAAGCTCTTTTAAGGTGTAACCATACGGAACAACCGTGGCTTCACCTGGCTCAACCTCTTCTTCAAAGTACGCCTCTTCAGAATCATCTGGGTCTAAGTTCTCAGCATCGGCTTCATAGGCGTATTTCTTAGATGCACCCAAGCGAGCACCAATCATCTCGGCTTCTCGGTAGCCGTAAAGATGATTCATTTCTAACAGGGCTGCATGTGCCCAAGGAACGCCACGAAGTTGGCCAACTCGGAAAGGCAAATATCCCAGCATGATTTCTTCTGCAGGGATACGCTCATAACGTGTTTTCCCGTTGTAATACGTTCTTTCACCCGGGTGGTTAGTGAGAACGTGATAAGCAATCGGCCTTTTCCAATTATCAATCTCCACACCCATCACGATCTCATGACCGTTTTTAAGCTGGCGGTTGTAATTCAAATCTAGGTGAGCACTATCAAGCAGCTGAACAGCAAAGCCCCAATCATTGGGGAAGCCTTCAACCATCCGAACTAATAGCTCACCATCTTCTGCCACAGAGCGGATATAAAGGCTTTGGATGTCTTGCCAGCTGTATTGGCCTGTCACATCACAGTTGCCTCGCTTGGCCCACTCTTCAAAGTTCTTTTCAATTAACTTTTGGGCTCGTTTATCCGGCTTGCCTGAGCGAAGTTCTGCCTTACTCTGGTACTTAAAACCTTCAGGACCAACGATGTGGGTGTCACACATACCAAGAAACCGCACCACATAGCCGTCATCATTACCGGCTTTGCGTGAGGCTCGTTTGATGGAAAGAAGATCGCGGCGAATTTCTTCATTGGTGCTCAGTGGACTGAATCCCAAGCCGTAGTGGGCTGATTGATGTTTCGCTACTGAGTAACGCTTTGCCATCGTTATCTCCTAGGGCTTCGGAAGCGATGAACGATTTTACCGATCGACAATTTGCCGCCGTTCTTCTCTCGCTTTACCTTTTGGGCGTAAACCTTACGCAGTGAATGCAGCTCTTTGATTGGGATCCGCTTAATAGAGCGACCTTCAATGCTGTACTCTTCATGATCGGAAAGAGGACGGCCCTCTAACACTTTGTCGATAGACTCAAGCATTCGCTCTGCATGAGTACGTGGGTCATGGCCAGACGTTAACCTTGAGAAATTGGGTGTTATTTCAACCCTTTTGACCTCAATTAACTGATTGTCATCACCCTTAGAAGCAAAAAGCCGGCACTCATAAGTACCGGCTTTCCAATTCTCTGTCTCTTTCGCGCTTTTCGTTACACTAACGCAGCCTCCTGCTGAGTCGGCTTCAATATCTATGGGCTCAGGCATACCACGTAAACAGTAAATAAACTGCCATGTGCCATCTGCCAGCTCGTGCTCAAAGTTCCAACTTACGCTGGTACCGGCATTGATTTGGGTTGGTATTGTCATAATCGGTACCGTTTAACAAATCCAGCCTTACCACTTTTTCGGCGGCGGTTTCTCTTACGGGGTTTATCTGGCTCTTTAACTGCTTTTACTGGCTCAGCCTGCTCTTCTGGCTTAGTTGTCGGCGCTTTCTCTGGTTCAGGTACGGGCTCTTTACTGCCTTTCTTTCTGTCCAGTCGAAGCATTCGAGCGGCCATATAGTTCATGCCTTCACAATCTAAGAAGTGGTTATCTTTGCTGATTCGAGTCCATTTCCCCGTTTCATCATCAAACTCTTCAGCAACGATCTGCTTACAGTAGTCTTCTGAAACGTCAGCGGGGATTAACCAGTCACCAACTGCGCCGCGATTCCAACGAACACGGTTATGAACCCAAGATTTTGCAATAGATGCATCAAAGTCCCATCGTTTATCACCTTGCTTTCGCACTTTACCTTTGGTGTCGACTTCAAGTTTGATCATGCGATACGGCTTAGGGAGATGTTGAAAACCCATCAATGCCCTTGCTCGTGAACGATGTCGGCGAATAAACGTTAAAACTTCATCTTGTCTGTAACCGCAGTCAACGCCACACAAACGAATCTCAAGACCACCCCATTTTTGCTCCATCAGGTCATCAAGTTCACCCCATACTTCGGGTTTGTCTGTGTCACCCCACAATTCACCAAACTCTATAAGGCGAGAACTCATCCCGTCCATCCAGCCACGTATGATATAAACCAATCGGTTTTTCTGGACATCGACCGTACAGATCAAGGTATCTACACCTTCGGGAACTTCACCGACCGAATAGGTAGATCGCAGTGAATAAACCTCTTCCCACTCTGGTGCTTCACCTGTTGCTGCATAGATCTCACCAAACCCGGTGTTGTACACAGATAACAACTTGTTCGGATCGCCACTGTTTAGTGCGATGAGTAGCTTTCTTGCTAGGTAGCCATAGCTTTTCTTACCTGAGAATGAACACAACCCACTAACCCAGATACTGAAATGGTTGTTTCCATCAAGTGTTGGAATCATTGAGTGATAAGGGACAATTGTACTTTGGCCGTCTTGTTCAATAGCAACTTGGCCACACTCCGATGGTGTCGCAGATTGACCAGGAGCCAACGCCACACCTCGAGAGTTCATGTGTTTACGATGATGGTCAGAAATTTGAGAGCCACAATGGGGGCAAATTAATCTAGCCTCACGAACGGCTTTGGCTGGCGTACATTCGTCTTCGGTTCCTTTCCCTGGCCACCAAAGTAATTCACTCCTTGGTATGAAGTATTCATTACAATCAGGACAAGGCACTGACCATTCATGTCTCGTACCTTCTTGCCACTGTAGCCATATAGGGCTTGAAACTTTACCCTTTGGAGCAACCGCCCAATGCGTTAACCCCGTATTTGAATCAACAAATGTTGATACTTTTCCGTGCGTCGGCGTGCTCGTTAACCCAAGTTTCGAGTCAATGTAAGCATCACCCCGCGCTTCTGCAATTTCTTCTAGCGAACCTTCACCTGTTGAGTTCTCACCAGGTCTGTCTAACTCGTCCACCAATGTGATAACTGCAGAGTCAGACGCAAGTTCTGTTGCCGAGCCTGCCCAAGCAAAACGCAAAGACACACCCGCAATCATTTTCTTGTGCTTAGAACTTTTAGGATCAAGTTTGAGCCTTAACGAGTTGGCCTCACGGAACATATCCATGAATTTGGGCTCAACAACATTGTTGATGTTCGACTCTGTTGGTCCGACGTAAATGATTGGCGCTGGTTCATCATCAAGGCGCCAACCAATAATGTTCTGCATCGTCGCTGACTTGCCCATCTGCGTTCCCATAACGAAGGTAACGCGAGAGTAATCCGGCAATGCAAAAGCGATACATACAGGAATCATGTAAGGGGTTGAGGTTGTATCGAATGGACCAGGTATTGGTGAGCCTGGCGGCATTATTCGATTTTCGTTAGCCCAATTCGCTGCATTCCTCAAAGGCTTCGCTCGCACCATCTCCATCGTTTGCCGCAATATAGTCAGCAACGAACTCACTGATCCGGTCAGCGGTGGCAGTACGGATACGTCGGCCTTCTTTGTCGATGAAGTATTTGCACTTAGCTGGGTCATTGATTGTCGCCACCTCCGAAGCAATTCGAGCGCCTAAACCGTTTAACTCATTTGCGAATAATGTCCCTGTCGCATAAAGAAACTGAGCTAAGTCGTCTAAATCCATCACACGCTCTTCGGCTTTCTTCGCTTCGACATCAGCCTTGCGTCGTTTCGCTTGAGTCAGCAATAGGTCTTCACCGTCCTTAGTGCCTGCTTTCGGCCCATCATGTTCTTCCATGATTTGACCAACTTGTTTTTTCACATCCCGGTCAATCATCCACTTGATAGCAATTTCAGTATCAATGGTGACAGCCTTTCCTCGGCCATTACTTTGAGCTGGCATTCCCTCTTTCATCATCTGACCAACCCATTTTGCAGAGCAGCCAAGAATGTTGGCGAACTCTGTTTTGTTCACCGTGGTCATCTTCACCCCCAAAGTTGATTTTCAAACTAAGCGAATTTAGTCCTTACTTTTTGCCTTCGGAGAAAGGACCAATTTAGTCCTTTCTAAATGAGGCAGAAACGGCGAGTCTGGGGCCCATTAAAAAACGATTTCTCAGGAAGGACCCAAAAAGCTGGCAGCCTTTGGTATCACTCAATTCATCGAAGATTGAGAAGCAAGACCGTACGAAAGACTTTAAAAGCCAATTTTTCGAGGCGATTTTTGGCCAAAAGAAAGGACCACTTTTTGGCGAAAACCCCGAAAATCGCTGATTTAGTCCTTTCTTTGTTTAGCCATCTAAAAGGCTAAAATGGACAATCACCCTATGATTTAGCGATTGTTCTATAGGATAAATCGCAAATGAGTTAACAAAGCTTTATGTGATAAGGGCTGAGAGCATATGATCACATTTTAGGATCTTCCCTCTGTCTTCCCATGGAAAAATAAAAAGCCCTGCAGATCTAACCATGTGTGGTAGCTCTGCAAGGCCTTGAGTTTTAAGGATTCTGTTGTTGTATGAATGTATGCTTGGTCAAGTTCTGACATCTTATGGTTTAAGATCCTTTCGCCAACAAATTTATCTACGCCTAAGTCAGCTAAACGGCTGCGAGCTAACTTTCGACAATGATGACTCGTCCAATGATTATTACTCAGCTCTGAATAGATTCTATGAGCCGTATCTTTGCAGATAGGTCTGCTCCCTTTTGGGCTGGGAAATAGATACTTCTGGTTCTTACGTAGCGTTACCCTGTAGCGTTTTAGCAATGTTTTTAGCTGCCAGGTAAGCGGTAAAACTAACGACTCTTTGGTTTTTGTGTGCTTAGCGGGAATGCGCCAAACTCCTTCGTCCCAATCGATATGGTTCCAGCGTGCTAAGCGCGTCTCTGTGATACGGGTACCATGTCCTAATTGCATTAAAACGAACACTTGTTTTTGAAGCGGTAAACGTTTCAATTGTTTAAACAACGAACTGACCATATCAGGCTGCAGCTTGCCCTCGTTTGGTTGTGGCTTCTTAGCAATAAAATCACTGAAGTACATAGAATGAATTGGGTTCACTTCGATGTGCTCTTCGCGAACGGCTTGATTAAACGCCGCCTTTAACACTGCAAAGTAGTTCTTAACTGTTCTTAGCTCATACTGAGATTGAAGCGGCCATAGAAGATCTTGTTTAATTTGATACTTACGCACCCCAATTAATGGCAACTCACCAACAGCTGGAAGCAAGTGTTTCCGAATAACCGACTTAACTGTCGATTTACGCTCAGTGCTGATATGGCAGCTTGAACTCACATGCTCTTCATACCAAACAAGGCAGTCTGCGAATGTCTTCCAGTCTGAAACCACCTCATCGCACTGTGTCGCCATACGCGCAATCTTCTGCGGTAACAGCTCGAACAATGCTTTAGCAGATAATCTAGGCCATACACCTAGCCTTTCCCATTTAGCTTTTCCGTTGTGACCATTCTGTTTGCGTTTATCTATTAGCCACCAAGTCGCACTCTCACGACTTTTATGAAACCTAAGCTCTAGTGCGTATCTTTCATCCCGCAACCTAGTGACAACGTCACTCTTTAGATGCTTTTTTATATTGGCATCTGATATTCGAATTCTTACTGTAGTCATAACATCAGCTTAATCTAGTCCCGTCTCTCCGAGTGTCACGCCCCTTTTTCGCATAAGGCTGACGTTACCCTTAATGTCACTGTACTGAGTGTTGCTTGCTTCTTTTCGATTCTTAACTTGCGCTAACATGGTAAGGATGCAGCGAGTACTGCCATGATCACGGCTAACAAGAAAGACAGCGAGAAACCAAACGCTAAAAGGTCGCCACTGTGAACACCAGGCAAATAGTTTTGCATTTGAAGTGTTTGCTCTTAGTGGCGGTAATAAAAAAGGCACCTGACTTAGGTGCCTTAGAAAATGGTTTGATTATTCGGCCTCGTACCCGTAGTACTCTCGCAGTGAATCAATCTTTTCTGCGCAGTTTTTCCACGCTTCATACCATATTGGGTCTCTTGCGACCGCTTCACCATAAGTTTCTGGAGCGGTTGAGTATGGCTGCTCACATTTGGTCAGATAGGCCGAAGGAGGTAAAACTTTACGCTCTTTGTATTCAGTAACAAACTCAGTTGTAGTACACCCGCTCACCACTACCAGGGATAGGAACATTAGCGCACTCCTCATGAACCAACTCCTTTTCTATCTTTACTACTTCTTTAACAATAATTTCTCGCCGGTCGGACTCAGAAGACTCGATCTCATCAGCTGCAGTTTGTGCTTGGGTGATTTCTTGTTTCTGCTGCTCGATTGTTTTTCCTAACGATTGGTTTATCAACACCGCAGTATCAAGCTCAGACTGTAGTTCAGCCTTATCAGCTCGTAGCTTACGAATAGTGTCTTGAAGGCTGCCGATGTAAAGGCCACCAATCCCAAGTACAGCTATTAGAAAGCCAATTCCTAGCTTATTCATAACTTACCCTACCAACCGTTTAGACACGTATCCATTTCCATCAAACGGCGTTTTGCTACCCCTGAACATTGACTATCAGGGTCACGACAATCTTTTCCGTTAACATAGACCCAACGTTGCAGTTCTAAGCACGCTTTTTCATGTTTTCCTTGGTTAAACAGCTTAAGCATGGTTGAACGTTTGAAGTTACCAGCGCCAAGGTTAAACACGAAGCTGACAAGCACATCGAACTGAGCTTGTGTAATTTCAGCATTTAGATGTTTGTTGACGGTAGATTCTGCCGACTGAACGTCAGCAATAAAGTTTCGCGCAATCTGCTCGTTGCTCACGGTATCACCACGTTTAACGTTTGATGTGTGCCCTAGCCCGTGCGTCCAAACATTAGCACTGCATTGGTAAGCCTCAGTCCTGCACCCTTCAAGGTTTGCAATATGTTCTAGGCCAGGTTGGCTTGTAGTTAGATCGGATGAAGTATTAAACACAATAGCTAGGATAGCGCCGACTGAACAAATGACTTTAGTCGATAAGTTTTTCATAAGCAGCTGCCTTGTCAGGGTTAGCTTTGAATTGCTCGTATGTCTTTTTCTTGTAATGGCGGTTAGTGAAGTACGTCATGATGACGAAGAACAAGCCAATAGCACTCATCCAGTCTTGGAATGTGAGTGCGCCAAGCCCTGCAAAGGTACCGGCACTGAAGTATGAAACGAAAGAACTGATTTTCTCTTGCATATAGCGCCCACAAAAAGGCACCCAGCTTTCACATGAAGGCGGGTACTTTGTCAGTTATAAACGGTAGAAACGAAAAAACCCCGGTGGTTAGGCGAGGTTTTCTAATATGGCGATATTGCAACATTGATACCCAAGTGTCAATGCTTAAAAAGCTACTTAACTATTCTCACGAATATCTTCTTCAAGATCTTTAACTAAGTGTCTTACTCGTTTAGAAAACAATGAATTCACAACGTCATCATTTAGAGCTTTTATTTTAACCTTATCCATAAACTGAGTTAACAAGTCACGCTTTTCACTTATAGAGTAGCCATCAAAGTTAACTATATATTTATGATTATTCAACTTATTTCTTGAACATTCATAAAAAGCTTTTGAAAACTTCTTTTGCTTAATAGTATTATCAAGCTTAGCTTGTTTTAGAAGCTTCTTTACAGTGTTATCCAACTTATAGAGAATAGTATCATCTTCCATTTGAGAGTAATAGAAAATCCAACCTCTTCTTTTACCTTCAAAAATACAACCTGTCACCCTAAGATTCAACTTATTTTGAGTGATACTTGCTTTAGCTTCAGATATATATTTATGAGAATTAATTATCTTAGCAATCGAGTTTTCCACTCTTAGTACTGACTCTTTTTTCACTGTAAGCTTTCTATTTTTTATATAGTAACCTAAAAAGTCAAACTCTTTGTTAAGAGTGTCAATTTGAGTTTTACTACCCTCTTCATCATAGGGATGACAAGTTAAGTTCAAGTTAGAGAACTCATTTATTATATCATCAAGCAAATCAATAGGTCGATTATTTTCAGACAGAACCAATACATCATCAACATATCTATTATATGTATTTGTGTCAATACAACGAAACTTAGCATCGAGGTCTTTTAAATAAATCTCTGCAAGAATATTCGAAATAGACAAGCCTTGAGGCACCCCCCTCTTACTGTCTTGTAAGCCTGTAGGGTTAGTTATCGCACTTGTAATCAACAGTCTTAAAGCCTTAGTCGGTAACCTACTAGACAGTTTTTCTTCAAGAAGCTTGTGATTAATACTAGGATAGAACTCTTTAATATCTACCTTAATAAAAGATTTGAATTTATAATTTTTAACTTGTGATTTTATTTCATCAAGCATCAGTTGTGGTATTAATGTTTTGGAACACTCAGGATAAATATCTTGGAGAGTTAAATGCATCGCTTTCAATACTATTCTGTCGCGAACAGTCGGTATCGATATTACTCTGGGGTGTTTCCTTGCACCTTTAGATATAAGTTTTTCTTTATACTTACTAAACTTATAATTTCCTTTGTATACTTTCTTTAATATCAATTCAATTTCTGAACTTACATCATATTTATCATTAGCTATAACACCATCGACACCTATCGACATCGTATAGTGAACATGTTTATAATAAATATCTAGCAAACTCTCTCTACTAAATCTTTTCAGAAAGAAATCGTATGCTTTCATAAGATATACGCCAAGAATAACACAGGGGCTAAATACGACACCGCAATAAACACTCTTCTTAATAGAAGATATATATGCAGACGAACCCAATCTGTTTTCGATATTTTCATAGTACAGTTTGGACCAGCTTCATAATTTAGGAAATATAACAGATCTACATTTGCATGGTTCTCAACGGAGTATAATAGATTAGTATATTTTTCATTTATCTCCTTTAGTTCATTTTCAGATTTACATAATTTCAGCAACAACAATAGATTCTGCATTGATATGTAATTCTCTTTGACTTTATCGTACCTTGATGAAAGATTTAACTGAGGAACAAACAGTGAAAGAGAAAACACCGTTCCTGTTAATATTGTCATAATTACATCAGCATCAGGGCCAAAGAACTTAGGGAACTTTATTAAATATATTGATAATGAGAAACTAAAAAATGAATACCAAACGAGGATTAAGTTTGTATGGAACTTGTTCGACAACAACCTCTCTGAGGTTCTAATTCTCGTTTTTCTTGTAAACCAGATTTGATTTTCTAATGAGGCAATGTAAGCTTCTGCTTTTTCGTCCATCCAATGATGCTCCAGTAAAATGCTCAAGATGGGTGTTAAATAGATTAGATAACGTGTTAACTAGTAACACCTTGGGTATGACCAAACACCGAAGTGTAGAGATTAGATTTGCCCACTCACAAAGAGTGAACCTTGCTAAGATTCAATGAAAAATAGCAAACTGAGCCGACGTAACATCAAACTCAATCCCATCGAGAGCGGTTACAGCATACAAGACCGCATATAGTTTATCAATAAATTATTTTTATTTCATATAGTTAACAGTATTATCAAAAAGCTGAACATCATTAAGGAAATATCTAAAGTTTCTAACTTCAGCCCCCAAGCGGGGGCATCAGTAAATCAGTAAGAAAAGGTGTTGATGTAGGTCGAAGGTCAAGACAACCTACCTCTACATCACATCATATCTTCCTTACTCTCGCTATAGCTCCCAAACAACCTTACGAGCTATGCCTCAACCTCTAATACTTTTGCCATACTTTCTTCCTTGTCTACCCTACCCTGCAGTGCTAACGCAGCGGCGTTACGCTTACCAGTTAACCAAGTGACTAACTTACGTAAAACCTGCTCATAGCGCTTAAAGCGTGAGAACGTGACAGGCAACTTTTGGCAGAAGAACGCAAAGCGGGTTTCTTGAGTCCAGCCTATGCGGCCGTCATTGCAACATGGGCAGGTTCTTCTTGCACGGTTCTTGGCGATGTATTTACCGCTGCCGTTACACTCTGGGCAGACTTGGCCGAACTGTTGTGTTGCTTCTGCAATTGCGGTGATCACCAACGCCTCTAAAGCCTTGTCTGGGTATGGGCCGCGCCACACTTCCATCAAGTTATTCGCTTCAACCAATGTGGCTTGGCACAAAGACTTGTAAGCTGGTTTATCAGCTAAACACTCAACGAACAAGATCATGAAGCCAACTGGTGATTCCTTCCAAGTAATCCCAACTGTTGCTAGCTGTTCTTCTAACGACAGTAACGCCTTACCACCCATTGATGGCTCGTAGTTAATCCCTCTAACGTTGAACTTTGCGAGTAACTTTTCTATTCGCATTATGCTCTTCTCCCTAATTCAGCAACTCGTGAAAAGATTGAACCTTGTTTGAACTGAGATGGTGTTGGGCGTTTCAAATCTTTCAGCTGTCGTTCCTGCGACTTATCTGCCAGTCTCACCAAATTGCGAGGTGGTAACTTGCCTTGTTTGTCTTTCTCGCGATATTTGAGTAATGCTTTTCGGTGCTTGGCTCTCGCGTCTCGATCATTAAGCTGACGACGACAAGAAAAGCCCACCTCTTGATTCGCCCAATATTCAATATCCCCTTTGGTTTTCTGGCGAATCATTCGGTCAAATGCTTCATCAAAATCGATCTCATACTCATCACCAAGAGCGACAAATTCAGGAAGGCTTGGTGGCCAAGCATCGCCACGCAACAACGCTTTGCTAACCGCAATCCGAATCTCACTTATCGACATAGTGGAAATCCCTTGAGTCCAAGTCGATGGTAGGCTCTGGTACGGCCACTTGCTGCCGAACGCTTCCATGAACTTTGCCTGGATCCACTCTGGAATTGGCAGTTGAATCACTGTGCCCTGCAATTGGTGTGGCAGTGTGTCCGTAGCGTTGAAGCAGCTCTTGGTTGTGCTGCTCAATTCGGTTTGGCGAAGTGCTTGTGTGAGTACTGCTTCGCTGAGTTGCTTCATGGTCGTCATTCCATCGTTCTTGATTCAAATAGGTCGTTAGGTGAAGTTTGTCGAATCCAAATTGCCGTCTACGAATTCGTTCGTTGATATCAGCAACGAGCGAATTGGCAAATTCTTCTGGCGATTCCGTTAGCCCCTTCAAAATAGATTTGAATTTGCTCAGAGCTTGCTTCTTGCCCTTCTTGGTTGGGTAAGCTTTCCAAAGCTGTTCAAACAGAATTTCAGAGTCACAAGGCACAGTGTTCTTTTGGATCTTGGTACTCTGATCATTGGTATACTTATATGCGGGAGATTTTTCCCTACCTGGGGGGGATTTTTCTCCCGACCTAGTAGGGATAATTTTCCCTACTTCAGGTGAACCATTCCCCTCGTCTAACTCTTTCTCGTTCCACTTTTTCCCCTTTTCAGTAATTCGTACCATAGGGTGATTTTGATATGTGATACGCTCGATAAGGCCCAACTTTTCAAGTGAAGCCAAGTGACGTTTAACCGTATCTGGTTTGTCGGTCAAAATAGGCAACTCACTGATGATCTTGTCTTTGCCAGACCACCAGTAAGGTTTGCCCTCAATCACTTCACATTTGGCCCAACTGGGTAACTCATACAGGTAGCTAAATAGAATCGATTGCTGAACATTCAGCCCCCATTCCAATGCTTTGACCTGATTGATATAAAGTGAAAACCTCATAACAAAGATACCGCCTTATCATTGGCTTCCAACGCCTTTTCTTTCATCACTGTTAATAGCTCGGCAGCTTTAGTTCGAGACACGATAAAACGACATGATCCGTTATTGGCTACCCACACAAGGCAGCCGTGGTAGTTTTGTAAGCTAAGACTCATTGCACAAAGTTCTCTTAGATAGGTTAAAAATTGCATCTGGGTGGTCAGCCCTTTTGCGCCATTAATGTTTCGATGTAATGCAGCAGTGGTTCGTGCGAACCTGCACTTTCTTGTAGCTCTCGGTAAGCATCGCGAAGTTGGTCATGCGTCGCGTGTTCACTGAGTAGAAGTACAGAACGGAAGGCCTCGGACGACTCTTTGCTAAAGTCAGCCAGCAGCTGATCGCGGTTAGCGTTTTTATTGCAAGCGCCAATGGCAGCCACAGAAAAACCAAGCGGGTTCAAAAACTGGTTAAGCGCCGCAGTTGCCCTCGCCTTTGGCATTGCTGCAATTACCGCAGGAAGCAAGTCCATAATGTTGGCTTTTGCTTCAATACTCGTACGGCTTACATAACGAAATAGGTTTTGCGTATTGTTTGGGTTGTTGTGCGCAGACGGCACTTTCAAAATAGGCTCTGGCTGGCAGTCTTCCTCTTCGAAGATCTTCATTTTGTGGTAATTGCGAGCAATGAACTCTGCAATTTGTTCTTTGGTTGCATCACTACGCCACGCCACAACAGCGTTATGCATGACACTTTTTAAGCTTGGTTGCATCTTTTTCCCTTACTGGTTATTTATACAGATCGTGCGTTATCACGCTAAATCAGCTCGTTTGTTTAAACTTGTATTGTTGTTAAAAGATATCTGGACGAAGTTGATGTTTATCGATCGCCCCTTCAGTTACATCGTGTAGCTTTTTGGCAAATGCAGCGCCGGGCTTTTTGTGCCCTGTAACCACCAGCCGTAGATATTCCGTACTAGTTCCTAACTCTGAAGCAATTGAGTCCTTTTGAACTTCAGTCAACTGTCTCCAATATATTTTGCACATAATTAGTACCTCCTGCGTACATCATACATTACATTTTATGTACCTGCAACGAACTGTACCCTTACGGTACGTCAGGTAGAATAGTTCTCAAATTGGTGTTGAAGGCATACAACATGAAAACTTCAGAAGAGATACGAAGAAATAACGCTCGCCTGATTGCACAGGAGATCGGAGGCACTTCAGCTTTTGCAAATCAAATTGACAGGTCTCAAACTCAAGTTAGTCGATTCATGGGGCGTGGTGCTACGACTCAGATTGGGCCCAAAATGGCTAGGCATATTGAACAATGCTTCGATAAACCTGAAGGTTGGTTAGATGTTGATCGTAGTAACGAACCACAAGCTGAAACTAACTCTTCAATAACCGTGGACACAAAGCAAGTCCCAATAATTAGCCAAGTGCAGGCCGGTTCATGGGGTTCTGTAGATCTAAGTAACTTTGTTGATGATGATACAGAGTGGCAAGTAACAGGTACAAACGTCAGTACCAACGCTTTCGCTATGAAGGTGACTGGAAACTCGATGACCAACCCTCACGGCTCCCCTTCAATTCCTGCAGGTTCAATTGTTATCGTTGAACCATGTAGCGCTCCTGAAAATGGCAAGATAGTTGTGGCCACCTTAAATGATGCACCAGAAGCAACGATCAAAAAACTAGAAATCGATGGGCCTCATAAGTTTCTGGTACCACTAAACCCTAAGTACGATCCTATTCCAATCAATGGTAACTGCCGTATTGTCGGGTACGTTAAGCAAGTCGTAATGAATCTCTAAGTTAAACTTAATGAATTAAAATAGCCGCTCTATGCGGCTTTTTTTATACCTCATGTAAATATTTTTAATCAAACGGTTTACTATCCTAAAAACAAATAGTACGCTTTAAGTACATTAATTGACGACGGGTAGTACTTTGAACATTATATCAATAGAAACTCTATCAAGGGCGATCAGCGATGCTCGCTCTATAAGACTCCACCATGAGCCTTTAGCTAATTATCTTGCTCAACTAGATGCAAATGACACGAACTACGAAGAACTTCACAAACTGTTACAGCTTAGCCAGCAATGCGAGAACTTGGAGATACAAGTAAAACCAGAAGATGCAGAACTCATTAACCGCTTTAACGCTCTGTCTGACCAACTGAGCTATAAGTTAGCGTCTATGAATGCAATCTGAGAACTTTGTGTAATGAAACTTTCTAAGAAACAGAAAAGAGAAAACCCCTATCGGTGACCAAACCAATAAGGGCTTCTTTGTGCAATGAGAACTTAGATAACCAAGCCTCGAACTCAGTATATACAGGGCTGACCACCCAATCAAGTAGTAAGGCTGAGTGCGAGGTTTCACCCCACTGAAACCAAAGGAATTTTGTGCAATGAGTACACTACTATGCCGTAACTCCCAAGAGGAGTTTATCTACAAAAACATTTCTCAAATCTTATCTGGCGAAGGCTATGAACAGTCTGAAGTTCGCCGCGCCTCTGACTTTGCTATCGAAACTTATCGAACCACTGCTTCATTTGGTGGCCGCGAAAGAAGAAAGCATCTACTCGTAAGCGCAAGGTGAACAAATGAGTGAAGCACAAGCTGTTGCTGCCGAGGCTAAAGACTATATCGAACAGCTGCTTATAGAGATGTTTGAAGGGAACCACCCAGATAATGAAGTCCTACTCGGTACACTACTTTCAGGTAACGAGCCAATTCAAGTGCAGCTTAAGATTACCCGTAAACCTGAAGACTTTATGGATGAGTGTTAACTCTCCCGTTCTCGAACTGGGTGATTATGAGCAATCACCCTCTACTAATGAGGTTTTAGTAACATGCGCACCCAAAACCCTAAATTGGCAAAAATATCCATCGTGACGTTGAAGCAAGCTGCAGACCTTATTGGTTTAAGTACCAAAACACTGCGCGAAAAAGCCAATGAAGGCATTTACCCGTCTACGGTTATGAGCAAGATCAACGGCACATGGATGGTAGATACAGAGGAATGGAACCGATGGCATCGAGCCAAAATGTAAAGCTCCCGACTGGTGTAGAGATTCATGGTAAATCATTACGGCTCAACTTTACTTATCAAGGTAAACGCCGCCGTGAGTCTCTTGGCCTTGCGCCTACTAAGCAGAATATTAAGTTTGCCGCACAAAAGCGTGAAGCGATTCAGTACGAGATTAAGATTGGTATCTTTCGTTATGCTGCTCATTTCCCTGACTCGCCTCATGCAACGGGTAAACCTCAAGCTGGCACCTTTGGTGAAATGATCGATAAGTATCTTCAGCTCAAGCAAGCTGATCTAAGATCATCGACCTTTAAAAAGTACGTCTCGCTGTTCGAGATTACCAAGAAAACCTATGGGGGTAATCGAAGCTGCAACACGCTAAGCCCAGAGACGGTTTCAGAGTTAAGAGCGGAGTTATCAAAAGGCCGAGGCGCAAGAACGCTTAACACTTACTTTCGCGCTATTAACTCGTTTTTCGCTTGGCTGCATAAGATGGAGTTTGTAGAGCGAAATTTTGCTGAGTTTTTGCCAGGTGTAAAAGCGCCAGAAAGAAACATCAATCCATTCACGATGGATGAAATAGCCAAGGCGCTTGAAGCCTGTATGCAAGAGCAACACAAGAACATGATCACCCTACTCGCTTATACGGGGTTAAGAACGGGCGAGCTGTGCGGCTTAGCCTGGGAAGATGTGGATTTTGAGAATAAGACGCTGACGATTCGCAGAGCAACATTTGAGGCTCGTGGCCTAAAGACACCAAAGACTGATCGTGAGCGCACAGTCGATTTAATGCCACCAGCATTAGGGGCCCTACAATCGCAAAAGAAGTTGAGTTGGTTCTACCCAAGAAATGAACATGAAGTGGAATTGGCCGACAAGACGATTCGCATAGACAACATTCGTTTCGTGTTTAACCCAAAAGCTACTGAGAACTTAAATGCAAAAACGCCGTATGACTATTTCAGTAAGACGGCTCCCAATAAGATGTGGAAGAACATTTGTGCCCGAGCAGGCATTCCTTACCGCAATGTTTACCAGCTGCGCCACACTTTTGCGTCATGGATGCTGAGCTACGCGAACGTAAACATTGCTTACCTAGCCCAACAAATGGGCCACAGTAACTTTTTGATGATAGCTAATGTCTACGGTAAGTGGATGAAGAACACAAATATGTCGGAGAGTGAAAAGGCCTGGGAGGCGTTGCAGGGGGTGAGTTCTGGTGGGTAAAGAAAAGCCTCGCGAGTGCGAGGCTACATATCAATCTTTTTTAAAGGTCGTATCAAAATGATCTCGAAGACAATCTTTATTTGCGATCAAACTGCTAACGTCCTTACCATCCAAGTTAGCGTATTCGGATTGAAGTAACCCCGAGTTCAACACAACCTTCATGGTGTCCGGGTTCACTGAAATAAGGCCTAAATCAAACAGGGTATGGATGTCTGAACGAAGTAATAAGCCATTCTGAACGTGATTCGTTTCATCACCATTGTAAGGCATGATGTGAGCAGCCTCTAATGCTTCAAGCACACAAAAGTCAGTAAAAACACAACGCTTATATTGCTTGATTAAGCTATCACGAAACTTTTTCTGACCTCTTCGCGCAACAATCTGTCTGAGGGTTCTTGCTCTTACATCTTCCTTGTTCGGAGGTATAAAGCCGTCACGATCATCACCACCGAGGATATCTTCTTCAGTAAGTTTACCCAAATAATGAAGCGCCAGATCAAGTGAAGCTCGAATGTGTTCCACCAAATCTTGCAAGTCCCCTTTTAGTGGGTACATGAACTCTCTTGGGTTTACGAATACATTATTGTACTTAGTATTCTGACTGCTTCCGTCAACGTCTATTTTGAGTTTACTACCTCGAACTTTACGCTCGATAGTCGGTAGCCCTTTACGGTTTGACTTCGATTCTGTGCATCCGACAAGCGCACCATTCCCGTTCTTATCGAAGCAAAGCACTACGTATATACCATTTGATACTTCTTGCCCCTTAGGAAGTATCGAAACGTGAGTAACGAACGGAAATAGTGTGGCGCCTCTTGATTCTTGGAATCTAAAAGTATGCCCGCGGTAGCCCTGAAACATTGTTTCTAGTTCGCTTTTGAGGCTCAAAAGTGAGCCTTTAACAGACGCAGTAATCGGATCGTTTGTTTTTATTCCCGCACCTTTTTCAGGTGGGTTAATTCTTCTGAATTCACAGACTTTATTAAAGTATTCTATCAACTTAGCTACCTAGCTCTTTAAGAAGTTATCACGGCATTCTATCGAATAAAGTTCTTAACTTTCAATACTATGAGAACCCAAGGATAGCTTTAATCTTGGAGGTAAACGTAGACAACACACCTTGTTTACCAGGTTTTTGCGGACTGGTTGGTTTACTCTCATTAACAACGCGCGTTTGCTTGCGCTCCGTAATCAAGGGCTTGGTTGTTGGCTCACTAAGCTTCGCAGTTTGATCAACGATTGGTTCAAACGGTTCTTGTTTCTCGTCCACAACACTCGCAAAGTGAGTGTTTTCGTGACCATTGACCATCAGATCAGATTGCTGAGATTGAAATGAACTATCATTATTGGTTGCTATGGAAGGCTCGATAACTAGAGACTCTGATTCCGTCGGCTCTCTAGCATATGAGCTCTTTAACGAGGTACTAGACAACGTTTCAGGCTTTACTACTGAAGGACCTTTCAGCTTAATTTTATCTTTCTTCACTCCCCGGTTATTAGCAGGTAAAGAAAACTCTTCGCCCATATAAATGCAAAAAAACTCAGAGTAATCACAGTGGAAAATGTGTTTTTCATTTCGGTCCTGGCATCCAATGAAGAAAGCCGTCGTGAAGGCACTTCTATTCTTCGCAGCTTCAATAGCTAACTGTATCTCTAGCTTACAGCCTTCTTTGTCTCTGGGGCTCCAATCAGAAGTATTTAGGTGAACTTCAAATTGTTTACGGGAATTCGGCTCTATCTGATACAAAGTCACGATAATTAGATCATCTTTAATTATTGGCTGTTGGGTAAATTTCAATGCTTTGTAGAAGATATGATTGTCTATATACCTTGAATCTTTAAACCAACCAAGCTCTTGAAAATATTGATGATACTTCCTCGTGTAACCAAATATAGTTAAGTCTTTATCTTTGGCTTCCTCGGTACTTTGAATATAGTAATGCGCGGCCCCCGAAACATAGTTAGTGCGTTGGGGATGACTTCCACTGGATGAACTACTTCCAGAATTACTTTTTGAGGCCTGCTTGTTTTTTAGAGTCGTGCTTGACGGATTCTTCTGATGCTGCTTGTCTTTTTTCTTGCTGTGAGGTGTCGTAATTTCTTCTACGTAAGGTAGAACCCACGTATAGTTACCTTTAGCATCAACTCTTCCCTTACCACCATGCTCGTCGCTGTAAATACAATTAGGAATATGGTTCTTGATTCTAAAGTGTGGAGGTTGTTTATACGGTTGGAACTTGTTCACACCAACTTGTCGCATTGAAAGGCAGGCTACAGGTTCTGCGTTGCCATTACAGTATACGTTTGGACATTCAAAGTTTTGTTTGTGTCGATTAACGTATTCATCACCCTCCTTCTTAAGCTTTGCAGCATACCAGATTTCATTTGTTACTTTGTTTAAAGCCCTATCCATTCAACACTCCAATAAATGAAACAGTTCTCATATATTGGAATGTGAGGACATTAAATACAATGCTTGGGTCAATTAATTAGGCTTTGATCACTTAATTGATTGAACTTTAAATAAAAAAACCTCGCTGAAGCGAGGCCTCTTAATTAGGTATAGTCCTGACACCTATCCAGATACAAGCAAATAGCAACGCTGCTAAATTACAACGTATAAGTATCCAGATATACGTCCTGCCGTTGCTCAATCTATCTTCAATATGGTGTTTAAACTTTTCAATCTGCGGAACTGCATGCGGAGATTTTTCTTCAAGGCGTCCCATCAGACTTTCAAACTCGTCTTTGATTGACCCCAAAGACTTCCGCTCGTTACACAAAATACACCAATAGATCATAAACACGGTGATCGCAGCTATACCTATACCCATATTTACAACCAACGCTTCTAGACCATTAGATAGCCCTTTCGATGTCTGGATAGCTTGTGTTCTTGTAGCAGTTAAGTACAACACACCTGGTATCATAAGAGCTTTGGTTAATGATGAAGAAATAAGGTCATTAATCTTTACCATATATTCACGGTAGCGTTCTTCATACTCTTTTCTAAGGTCATCGAAAGAAAAACCAACCACATACGCATGATAACCATCGTCAAACTTAGTGGTAAATTGCTCAAAGTGCTTCAACAGATAACCAAATCGGTCCTCTTCGGCTACATGATACAGAACGTTAACTAATGCATTTTGAAGAATATGTGGCTTTGCATCCTTGTGCGAATCTTCTGCTAATACGTCGAGGATACGCTGGAAGCGACTAAGTGAACCATACTCTTGCTTCAACAAGTCAACATTATAGTTGGCGCTGAGTTTCAACTTTTTTCGGTATAAAAAAGTCAGTGATTTATCTGAATAGTCTTCAGCATTTTCCTGCAAACTGGACCAAAACTGAGCGATTTCAATGTAATGCTTAACTTTTCCTTCTAAAACAAGCTCTTCTTCCTCACTATCATAATAGTTATGATCATCTTTATGATTGAAGATAATAAACTTATCGGGAGGAGAAACCGGGGCTGCTTTAGCAAGACATTCAATAGTTTTGTAAATCGCACCGACACTGTTGTTTGTAGTCTTGATGTAACAGTCAACAACTTTGCCGTACGTGTCACTAGTCAAAGATGATGGCTGGTGAAAACCTTTATACCTGCGATTTCCCCCCTGAATTCGTAGCTTTTCGATCGTGACACCATATTCGTTAGTGATGAGTTCTATACTACTTTCGCTTATTTCAATAGCCGCAACGAGTTCACCCGAGTCATTCCAGACTGGGTTATGTTCGTTCAAAAATTCATAAAGCTCATGAAAATTCAC